AGTCGATTTTGGCATTTTGTCGAAGTTTTTTGTTTAAATGCTGTCATCTGTTAGTTGTCGCACCAAGCGGGGGTGGTTCAAACACAACTCAGAAATAATTTCTATAATGTCTTATCCAATCTTCCCAGACTTGACCCTGATTGATCATAATTTGAAACATATCTGTGCAATTTTCTCCTAATCATCATATTATAACGTGTATATAATTAAATAGTTCAGCAGTATTTAGCAGACAAATGTGTAGAATACCCATAACTAGGTATATAATAACATATAAGGAGTCACAATGACAAAGAAAATTAAAACTGATGTAAGATTTAAGTCTACAGCACAATTAGAGAAACAGGTAGCCAAAGAACTATCTATTCCTGACCCAGAAAAACCTTTAGTGTTTGATTCAAAGGGTGGCCTGTGGGGTAGCGATAACTTCAAAGAGGAAGACGAATTAGAAAATGGAAATTCCTGAAGGATTAGACAAAGAATTAGTAATAAAGACTATCACTTCTATTGCTAAAAAGATTTCACACAAATACGTATTCGCTTCGTACCAAGCTGATGACATAGAACAAGAAGCATTTTTGATTGGGATGGAGTGCCTAAGTAGATATGACAAAGTTAGGCCGCTTGAAAACTTTTTGTACACCCATATGAACAACAGATTAAAGAACTTTAAAAGAGATAATTATTATAGATACGATTATGGTAACGCTCAGAAAGCACAAGAAAGAAAAAGAAGTATTCTCGAACCAATGAGCTTTGAGCACCTTTATACATTGTGTGATAAAGAAGAAGTAGTAAACCAAGCACACTTCAAAGAGATGTTAGACTTAATAGATGAAAAGCTACCATCCAATATGAGAAAAGATTATTTAAAATTAAGATCGAACTCTTTCCTGCTAAAAAAGAGAAAGTCAGACATTATATCTGTGATAAGGTCTATTTTAGACTCAGAGTATTCAGAAATAGACCCAGAGGGGGAAAATGATGAAGAAGGGTAGATTTTCAGTGGAGGAGAAAGCATTTATCGAGGCGAAAGCCGAGGTTCTTTCCCCTGAAGCAATCGCCATTGAATTAGACAGAGACCCTGATTCTATTCGCGACTGGATAGGCAAACACGTTGGGTTTTCTCCAAAGCAAAAAAAAGAAGCTGAAGTTGCCAATGAATTAAAGTCGAAACCTTACTACAAAGACTTGAATAATCAATTCTCTCCAGAAGAACTGCAAATGTTCGAATTTCACTTCAAAAAAATGTGGAGCCAGTTTCGTGACGATGTTTTTCATACTGAAGAAATTCAAATCATTGACACGATCAAGTTGGAGATTCTAATGAATAGGATTTTAAAATCACAACGATCCAATCAACAAGACATAGCAGAGACGGAGCGGGTGATTCTAGCTGAGAAAAGCAGAGACAACGACCAAAGAGACATGGATTTAATTATCAACTTAGAAAGGCAAGTGGCGATTCTAAGAGCATCCCAAGAAACTCTCTCAAAAGACTACAAGGATTTACAAGCTCGAAAAGCTACTATGTTAAAAGACTTGAAAGGAACCAGAGAGCAGCGAATCAGAGCGATTGAGGACTCAAAGCAAACATTCGCATCAATAATCAAAGAAATAGATAGCAATCCTATGTTTCGAAACAAGATAGGTCTCGACATGGAAAAAATGAGACTAGCTCACATCAAGGAGAAAGAACGACTTAGTGAGTTTACAAAATATGAAGACGGAGTAATAGACCAACCGTTTTTAACACCGGAAACAGTAATCAGAGAGGACAAGGACATTGAATAAGAAAGCTTTAATATTTGGCGTATCAGGTCAAGACGGATCATATCTAGCAGAACTTTTACTAGAAAAAGGATACGAAGTGACGGGAGTCACCAGACGAGTTAGTGTAAGCACTACTGAGAGAATTAACCACATCCTGCCAAAAATTAATATCGCAGAGGGTGATATTACGGATGGCTTTTCTGTCAACAAGCTAATATCGGAATATGAGCCAGACGAAATTTACAATCTTGCTGCTCAATCTCACGTTGGCACGAGCTTCAAGCAACCAAGTCTTACTTGGGATATTACTGCTGGTGGCGTGTTGAATATTCTTGAGGCTATCAGATACTCGCCGCGAAAAGATGACATAAGATTTTATCAAGCAAGTAGCAGTGAAATGTTTGGTAAAAACTATGACGAAGTAGAAAACAAGAAATACCAAGACGAAAACACTGAGTTTATTCCTCAAAGTCCTTATGCTATTGCTAAACTAGCTGCTCACCACCTTGTAAGAAATTACAGGGAAGGTTACGGAATCCACGGAAGTTGTGGGATTTTGTTCAATCACGAAAGTGAAAGACGCGGAGAAAACTTTGTCACCCGCAAGATCACCAAGTGGATTGGGGAGTTTGTTAAGTGGAGAAATCCAACAAACGAATTGGGACAAATTCTAGAAGATGAGCTTGCTAAGATTGAATGTCTCTACAATATCGAGGATACAGACGATGAGAACAGGATTTATAACTCCCTTATGGACAAAGAGGGTTTTCCCAAGCTCCGTCTAGGCAATCTTGACGCAAAGCGAGACTGGGGTCACGCAGAAGACTATGTAAACGCTATGTGGCTTATGTTACAGAAAGAAGAAGCTGATGATTACGTAGTTGCTACAGGTGAGACATATTCAGTCAGGGATTTTCTAGATGTGGCTTTTGCTAAGGTCGGAATCGACGATTGGAGCAATCTTGTAGTGATCGACCCACAGTTCTATCGCCCGGCAGAAGTAGACCACCTTTTGGGAATTCCAGTTAAAGCAGAAAATAAATTGGGTTGGGAAAGAAACGTTAGTTTTAAGGACTTAGTACACAGGATGGTTGATAGTGATTGCAAATGAAAAGAAACTACAATGACCCAGCATATAAGAATTTTCGTAATGAAGTCCTAAAAAGAGACAATTTTACCTGTCAAATGTGTAATAACAGTAATAGAAAGACTTGGAAGGCAGTTCACCACATTATAAAATGGTCTTCTTCAGCCAGTCTTAGGTACGATCCTGACAACGGAATAACTCTTTGTCACCAATGTCATAAAGATGTAACAGGAAAAGAATCGCACTACGTATCATACTTTAACGAAAAAGTTAAAATCTCAAAAAAAAAGAAAGGTAAAAAATGAAAAATTTCTTTACAAGCAGTCTAGACCCAACCTCGCCTGATACTTTCGATGCTCAGATCGACGCATTGAAAGCAGGAGAGTCTGTTTATCTAGAGGGCGTTGATAGCGTCCGGTACATGGAGTTATACGAAAAGTACAAAAAGGAAAGAAACGACGGGAAGCTAAGGTTTCTCAGGGATTCACGACCAACAGAACTGGACGTGTTTAACACAGAGAAGGTTGAAACGCCAACACCAGAGCCAGCACCAGCACCAGAGGTTGTCACACCAGAGGTTTGCGAAACTCCTGAAGATTGCGAAGATGAGTGCAAAGGAGATTGCTCAGAAGGTTTCGATGGAGCTAGCAACACTTAATGGCAAAATCTAAACCAAAATACACAGTCATAAAAGACACCAGAGAGCAAGACGGTTGGTTTTTCTCTTCTTACGACAGGTGCGAAGGCATGGAAGTCGCCACAATGAAAACTGGCGATTATACCATCAAGGGCTGTGAAGACTTGGTTTGCGTTGAGAGGAAGGGGTCTGTAACTGAAATAGCAACCAATCTAGGCAAAAAGAAAAAAGCTTTTCAAGCAGAGATGGAAAGAATGAAAGATTTCGATTTTCGTTTCATGCTGCTAGAATTTTCTGCTTCAGATGTTATAGACTACCCATTTAGCTTGCTTACTCCTGAAGAGCGTGTGCTGTATGATTATTATGAGATAAAGGATATTCGTAATTTTTTTCGGCTATACGAAGATATATACAAGAAGCCAGCAGAGTCTTTTAGTTTACCTAACTTTAAAAGATTTGATGTTGTTGATCAAACCAAGATAACAGGAAAATACTTAATAAAGTCACTAATGGAAATAAGCATAAGATACAACGTTAATATTATTTTTTGTGACAACAAGAATAACGCTTTTTTGATTTGCAATAGTATTTTCAAAAGGCTTTCTGATCTTTTTGAGGATTATGACAAGAATTCAGAAAAAGCAAAGATTTTTAAGTTTTAAAAACGGGAGAGCGTATGAAAGGTGATAGTCGCCCAGAGTGGAAAATGCACCACGATGAAACTGAACAGGTTCATGATTACTCCCTATCTATAAAGAACAGGAAAATATACCTACACTCTTCTTACGGTTCAGACGAGGGTGATCCGGGTACAGACTGGAGAATGGCTAATACTTTTATTAAAAATCTTCATATTCTTGAAAACTCCAGTGATGACGCTATAGAAATTCATCAGTTCAATATTGGTGGAGATGAAGAGTCTGGTTATGCTATATATGACGCAATAAAATGCTCCCCGTGCCCCATTTCTGTCATTACTCACGGCGTGGCGGCTTCTATGGGCAGCATTATACCTCAAGCGGCAGACAAAAGGATTACCATGTCTAGCTGCTGCTGGTTGATCCATAAGGGTTCTACAGGTATAGGGCACAGAGATAGGACACCAGCCAAGCAGTGGGCTAAATGGGAAGATTATTGTGATAAAAGGATGATGTCGATTTATGCTGAGGCTTGTAGTAATTCTGAGGCTTGGTCGGGGAAAGACATAACAACTATAATGTCATCTATGAATAAAATGTTAAACGCGAAAGGCGACTGGTTTATGAACGCTAAAGACGCGGTGCATTACGGGTTTTGCGACGAGGTATACGAATGATAACAGACTTGCAAAAATTAGAAGATGCTTGGTTGGGTATAGATGTAGACGAATCAACTATCTTCAATCCTATGAAATTTATATCCGATTGCAATGACAGAGAAGAGTTGCTAGAGCGGGTCGCTTGGCTGATGATGCAACCTCAGTATTTTTCTTTTGCTTGCAAATACATACTAAATATTGAAATATCCCCATTTCAAGCACTTACCTTAGAAGAGTTGTGGAACAGAAAGTTTCCATTATTGATTGGTACTCGTGGTATGGGTAAGTCGTTCTTGCTTTCTGTTTATCCGCTATTACGAGCGTTGTTTATGCCTAGAAGGAAAATAATTATTGTGGGTGCAGCATTTAGGCAGTCCAAGGTTTTGTTTGAGTACATGGACACTATCTGGAAAAATGCACCAGTATTGAGAGATTTATGTGACAGTAAAAGTGGCCCAAGAAGAGATGTTGATAGATGTGTTATGCACATTAATCAAAGTACTATAACTTGTTTACCTTTAGGTGACGGCAGTAAGATTCGTGGTCAGCGTGCTAATGATATTATAGCAGATGAATTTGCGTCTATTCCTAGAGAGATTTTTGAAAATGTTGTTGCTGGTTTTGCCATCGTTGCGTCATCGCCCATAGAAAAGGTTAAAAGCAAAGCTAAGGCAAAAAGAGCTAAACAGCTAGGGATAGAACTTAAAGAAGAGGGGAATGGAATTCAAGAAAAATCAAACCAGATTGTGTTGTCTGGTACAGCTTATTATGACTTTAATCATTTTGCTGATTACTGGAGACGCTACAGAGCTATAGTAAACAGCAAAGGCTCTAGGTCTAAACTAAAAGAGGTTTTTGGAAATGAGCCACCAGAAGATTTTGATTGGAGTGAGTATTCAGTTATAAGAATACCAGTAGAGAAATTAGCTGATGGATTCATGGATGAAGGTCAGGTAGCTAGGGCAAAAGCAACAATTCACTCTGGTATATACAATATGGAGTACGGTGCTTGTTTTACAACAGACAGTCAAGGGTTTTTCAAAAGGTCTTTGATTGAGTCATGCACGACATCTAAGGAAAATCCAATAAAACACCTGTCTGGAGACGTTTTCTTTGAATCTCAACTGAGGGGTAGCTCAAGCAAAAAATACGTTTATGGTGTTGATCCAGCTTCAGAGGTTGATAACTTTAGTATAGTTGTACTGGAAGTAAATCCAGACCATAGAAAGGTTGTCCACTGTTGGACTACAAATAGACAACAACACAAGGACAAGCTAAAAATGAAAATAGTCGATGAGGACGATTTTTATTCATATTGTGCTAAAAAAATAAGACAGCTAATGAAAGTTTTCCCATGCTCTGAGATAGCCTTAGATGCACAGGGTGGCGGTATTGCAGTAATGGAAGCTCTGCACGACAAAGACAAGATAGGCGAGGGAGAGCTACCTATTTGGCCCGTAATAAACGAGGATAAAGAATCTGACACTGACGACCATCCCGGTTTACATATTTTGAAAATGTGTCAGTTTGCAAACGCTGGTTGGTTGGCTGAGGCTAATCACGGCCTAAGAAAAGACTTTGAAGACAGAAGGGTATTATTTCCGTACTTTGATTCTATTAGTTTAGGTCTTTCGGCAGAAGAAGACAATGCTACTGGTAGGGTTTATGACACACTTGAAGACTGTGTTATGGAAATAGAAGAATTAAAAGACGAGCTTTCAATGATTGTTATGACCCAAACGTCAACAGGTCGTGAAAGATGGGACACTCCAGAAGTTAAGGTTGCAGCAGGAAAGAAAAATAGAATGAGAAAAGATAGGTATTCGTCTTTGATCATGGCTAATATGTCTGCTAGGTCAATATCTACTGAAAAGGTTATGGTAGACCATATGACTCAAGGTGGATTTGCTGTAATTGATTCTCAAGCAAATTTCGAAAAAGAGAAGTTGTATCACGGCCCAAGCTGGTTTACTGAAAAAATCAACAATTGGGAATAGTTTGTGTATATGTATTGAATTGAAAACAATACCATTGCCATTACTATTAAACGGAGATGTTGATGTCAGAGAAAAAAGAAGTCATAATGTACAAGACTTGGGCTAATGAAAATGAAAGGCAAGATGCCTTTTCAGGGAATATCGGAGAAGATTATGGTCCAATGGAAAAGGCTCAAGCTTACGGTCAAAGACAAAGAACTAGTTATCTAGACATAGAGCCTAACACGTCTGTAAGAACTGGATTTTTGAGATCGGATTACGACTACTTTCGTCCCGGCGAATCTATATCCAAAAGACAGAAAAGAATTATAAAGCAGTGCATGGCGGCTTATGATAAAGTTGGTATAATTAGAAATGTTATTGATTTAATGAGCGACTTCTCCGCTCAAGGTTTAAATATATATCACCCAAATAAAACTATTGAGAAATTTTACAGAACTTGGTTTAAGCAAGTAAATGGACTTGAAAGGTCTGAGAGATTTCTAAATTACCTCTATCGTTGCGGTAATGTGCCAGTAAGAAGAAATGTAACAAAAGTCAATAAAAAGACTTCTGATTCTTTAAGAAGGGCTACTGCCGACAACTTTGTAAACGTCCAAAATAAAAATTATGCTAAAAATGTAATACCTTGGTCTTATGAATTTTTAAATCCTTTAGCTATCGACATAGCAAGCAATTCAAGTAGACTTAGCGGCAATGGCCCAAGTTACGTTCTTAATATCAACGACCTAACTCATCAAGCTATGATGGAATCTATTAGGACTAATGATACCATAAAGAATATTTTTCCACCAGACGTAAAATCCGCACTAGAGAGCGGTAAAAGGCAGATACCACTAAATGATGTTGGTATGTACTTTTATAAAAAAGATGATTGGATGGCTTGGGCAAATCCAATGATATACGCCATATTGGACGACATTATCATGCTCGAAAAAATGAAGCTAGCAGATATTGCAGCCCTTGATGGTGCCATATCCAATGTAAGGCTTTGGACGCTCGGTAGCCTAGATCACAAGATTATTCCAACTGCTGCCGCAACAAAAAGACTTAGAAATCAATTGGCTGGTCACGTTGGTGGTGGTACTATGGATTTCGTTTGGGGGCCAGAACTTCAATTCAAGGAGTCTAGTTCTCAAGTATATAAATTTCTTGGGGAGGCCAAGTATCAACCCGTTTTAACAAGTATATACGCAGGATTAGGTATACCGCCAACTTTAACGGGTGCCAGTACTAGCGGTGGTTATAGCAATAACTTTGTTTCCCTTAAAACTTTAGTGGAAAGACTAGAATACGGTAGGGATATAATTTCTGGGTTTTGGAGGCAAGAGCTTGAGATGGTTAGGCAAGCTATGGGCTTTAGACTTCCAGCAGTTATAAAATTTGATGAAATAGTTCTATCAGATGAGTCAACCCAGAAAGAACTTTACATCAAGTTAAATGATAGAGGGTTAATTTCGGATGAAACAATATTAGAAAGATTTGGAGAAATTCCAAGTATAGAAAAGGTCAGAGTGAAAAGAGAAGAAAAGGACAGAGGTGCTGGAAAGTCAAAGCCACCAAAGGCTGGCCCATATCACAACCCTCAACACAAGGATGATGTGGCTAAGTTGGCACTAACTAAAGATCAGCTAGATACTAAGGTTTTCTTAGAGGAGTTGGACTTACCGTACTCCCAACCTGAAGTTAGTCAGCCGGTTTCTAAAATTGATAACGATAAATATCAGCCAGAAGGTCAAAACGGAAGACCTAAAAACTCGCGAGACAAACAAAAGAGAAAAGAAAAGGTAGTACTGCCAAGAAGTGGGGAGGCTTCTAAATCAACAATTTGCCTCTGGGGTGTCAAAGCTCAAGAGGAAATATCAAAAATCGTCACCCCTATAGCACTCGCTAAATTCTCAAAGTCTACAGCTAGGTCTCTCACAAAATCGGAGATAGACCAGTTAGAGTACTTCAAGCTGTGTATATTTACAGGCATGAAACCAATGATGCCAATATCTGAAGCTGTCATACAGGAGTTGATAAAGTCTGGTAATACTCCAAGCGAAGAGTTTCAAGGTAATGTAAAAGCCATGATATCTGACTTCAAAAATGCTTTTAATAGAAATCCTAAAGTTGAAGAGTTGAGACTTATTAACTCAGAGGCTTTCTGTCTAGAGGTAGCATAACTGTAAAGGATTTCATTTTTCCTTAAAATAACCCACAAATTTATTTTTTTGTGTAATACCACATATGGAGAAAACAAATATGAATATAAATATATACGAGCAAGAAATATCTGACGGCATAGCCGATCAGATTTCTAATAATTCTATATATTGCCAGTCTATAGCAAAAACATCTGAGATTCTTTTCCCCGAGTTAAAATCTTTAACCGACGAGGAACTTCAAGAAATTGGCTGTAGCATGGCTGGTAATAAAGGTCAATTTGATTTATACAATCTTGAGTCTGTCTTAGTTAGTACTGGCTGGAATAAGAATGATGATGTTTTCGACCGAAAAGAATTATGGCTTGCTAGGGAAACCCCCGAAGACAAGCCTTTTAATTTTATGCACAATGAAAAAGATATCATTGGACATATAACCGGCAATAGAGTTGTAGATAAGTCAGGCATGGAAATTCACAGTGAAGATGACCTACCTGAAGATTTCGACATTCTCACAAAAGCCGTTATTTATAAAGAGTGGAGTGATTTGGAGCAAAGGTCTAGGATGAGTAAAATCATTTCCGAGATCGAGGAAGGTAAGTGGTTCGTTTCTATGGAATGTTTATTTCCAGCTTTTGACTACGCTATGATAAGTCCAGACGGAAAAAAGTCTGTCTTGGAACGGAATGAGGCTTCAGCGTTTTTAACTAAACACCTCAGAGCATATGGTGGCGAAGGAAAGTATAACAACTATAGAGTTGGCAGAATGTTACGAAACTTATCGTTCTCTGGTAAAGGCTTAGTTTCAAACCCTGCCAATCCTGAAAGTCTAATACTTAGCAATGAATCTTTTAGTGAGTCCAAATCAATTATTTTAACAACATCCTCGATTAAGGAGAGTTACGACATGTCAACCGAATTAGAGAATCAAGTCTCAATTCTTAAACAGGAGCTATCTGAAGCAAAAGTTGCCAATGAAGCCCTTAAAGAGAAGGTAGTAGCAGAGCAAAAAGCTGAGTTCGAAGCACAGATTTCTAACTTAGAAGCTTCTCTTGCCGAAAAACAAGAAGAAATCGCAAAAGCTACTGAGCAAGCAGAAGAGTTTAAGTCCTCGATTGAGAGCTTGAATGAGTCTTTGGCTAAAAAAGATAAAGAGCTTGAAGACAAAGAAGAAGCAATGATGGAAAAAGACAAGAAGCTCGCAATGATGAAAAAGAAAGAAGCTATGATGAAGCGAAAAGCCCAGCTTGAAGAAGCCGGTCTGAAAGCTGAAGAAGCTGAAGCTACAATTGCCGACTTTAGTGAAGTCGATGACGATACTTTTGATAAAGTTGTCGCATTGATGAAAAAGAAAGCCATTAAGCACGGCGATAAAGAAGAGAAAAAAGAAGAAGAAGAAGCGACGATGAAAAAGGAAGAAGACGACAAGAGCAAAGCAGATAACGAAGAAGAAGCTCTTGACGTAGAAGCTGAAGCCGTTGAAAGCTCAGAAGCTTCTTTGCAAAACTTAGATAACCAAGAAGAAGAAGCAGATGCACTAAGAGCTTACGCTTCAAACTGGTTTGAAACAAGCGTATTAAAATCAACTCAAAATCTAAAAGAGGGAGAATAATCAATGGCTCTTAAAACAGACAGAAGTACACTAGATACTGACATCTCTAACTTCATGAACGAAGTTGCTACAAGAGGTGGTATTGCTTCGCAAAGCACTGCTGGTTCTGGTGCTTCTATGGACAACGGTGCTGCTCTAGTTACTTATAAGGCAGTTCCATCGGGTGCTGTTCCTGTAGGTCTTCTAATCAACGATATGGTAAACATTGACCTTACCAGACAACATCTTAATCAACACAAAGATGAAGTTCAAAAAGGTGGAAAAGTCACCTTGCTAAGAAAAGGTTATGTTGTAACTAATAATATCCAAGGTACTTTGCCTTCTGGTGGAGAAACCGCGTTCTTGGCTCACAGCGGAAATGTTGCAATTGCAGACGTTTCTGATGATGACACAGATGCAGATGGCTCAAAGCTAGTTGTAGGTAAATTTCTAAGCGGTGCTGACGAAGATGGCTACGCTAAACTTTACGTAGACCTTCCAAACACTAATCTATAATAACGAACAGGAGTACGATTTAATGTCTAATAAAAAACCATCTCCTGAGTTTTTAGCATTGCTTAAAGATTCAGGTAGTACTAAGATTGATATCGCTCACGCTGCTCAACTAGAGCTTGCCGAGGCACTAACTACACCTCTTCGTAAGGGTGTACTTTCTGGCGATATTGTTTCGCCTATTTTCGAAAAAGACCCTCTTGAGCCGGGTGCTTCAACCGAGTATCCTTTGGACTTGATTGCTCCGGGAACAGAAGGTGAGCACGTTGCTTACACAAATCCTGGAAACGGTAGAATTCCAGAGCGTCACGTTGAAGGTGACTACGTAATGGTCAACACTTTCGGAATTACTAGCTCGATTGATTTCTTGCTCAAGTATGCACGAGAAGCAAAGTGGGGAGTTGTTGCGAGAGCTATGCAAGCTCTAGAAGCTTCTTTCGTTAAGAAAACTAACGACGACGGATGGCACACACTTTTGAGTGCTGCTGTTGATAGAAACGTTCTTGTTTATGACGGTGACGCTGCTGAAGGTCAATTCACGAAGAGACTTATCAGCTTGATGAAAACTGTAATGAGACGTAACGGTGGTGGTAACAGTGTTACTGCTAACGGAAGACTTTCTGATATTTACATGTCTCCAGAAGGCATCGAAGACATTAGAAACTGGGGCGTTGATCAAGTTGATGAAGTAACTCGTAGAGAGATTTATCAAGCTGGTGACGACGCTGCTTCTTTGACACGTATTTACGGTGTCAATCTTCACGACGTTTTCGAGTTTGGTTCTCAGCAAGAGTACCAATCTTACTTCCTTAACGATCTAGGTGGAAGTCTATTCACCAACGACGTTGAGCTAGTTATCGGTCTAGATCAAAGTTCTAACGATAGCTTTATCATGCCTGTTAAGATGGAAGTTGAAGTTCATCCTGACCCTGCAATGCACCGCTCTCAGAGACAGGGGTATTACGCTTGGGCAGAGCACGGCTTTGGCGTTCTAGATAACAGAAGAATTGTTGCAGCTTCATTCTAATGTGAAATTAGCAACTTTCGGGTTAATACTAAGCCATCCAATCAGTTGGGTGGCTTTTTTATTGACTGGAGTTTTTTTTGTGTATATACTCTAAAGAAAATAAGGAGTTGACTAATGTTTTTTGGCGGCGTTGCTTTTTCCGAAGTACCTATTAGCGATGATGGTCTGTCTAGCAGAAATGATAGACCGAGCGGGCCAGTTGTTATATTTTTTAATAAAGGGTTTTTAACTTTTACCCTTGATATCAACAGGTTTATTGAGCGATCTCTGTCATTTAACGATTTAAACGAATACTCTCTAAATATAAACACTTCTACGGACTACGCACTTAATTTTAATTTAATGCAGGAAAAAGACCTAAAAATTAATAGCGTAATCAACTTTACCGCAGAAAGGTAATCATGGCATTAAAAGTAGGCGATAGAATAAGACAGAACACTTTAAGTACTGGTACTGGTGGAATTTCTTTGGTTGGTGATTTACCGGGCTTTAAAAAGTTTAGTGACGTTTTATCTAGTGGCGACATAACTTACTACGTCATAGAGGAAAATGATAAATTTGAAGTAGGTATTGGAGTATACGGCTCTGACAACCTTGAGCGTTCTCAAGTTTTGTCTAGCTCAAATAGCGGAAGCAAGATAGACTTGGGCGGTAGTGGTGCGGTTTTCGTAACCTACCCAGCAGATAAAAGCGTTATAAAAGACTTAGAGTCGCAGATTGTTGTTGGTCCTTCTGGACTTGTTTTTAATAATGGAACTAAGTTCAAAGAAGCTAAAATTGTAGAATTAACAGATGTAAACCTAGAGGGTACTACATCAAGTCAATACCTTATAGATTTTAATACAACAAATAAAAGTTTGGTTATTGGAGATTCTTCTGGCCCATCTAACTCAAGAAATACATTAATAGGTTACGGTGCTGGTAGCGGGATAACTTCAGGAACTTCAAACACTAACATTGGTACTGACGCAGGACACAAAAACCAGCAAGGCTTCAAGAATGTAAGTATTGGAGATTTGGCGGGTCCGTCAGACGCAAACGCTAGTATATCTGTGTCTAGAACGGTAAACGTAGGATACCAAGCTGGTGAAAAATCTAGAGATGATAGCGTTAATATTGGCTTTGAGGCCGGTGCAGCCGCTTATTCTAGGGGGCACGTTTCAATAGGTTCTTTTTCCGGTTCTGGAGTTGGCAACTACGCGTTTGTTGGTGGTTACGAAGCAGCAAACAATCATGAAGGCGATTACTTGATAGCCATTGGCTATAGGTCAGCTAAAGACGGCGGTGGCGAATCCTCTGTGTGGATAGGTAAAGAGGCAGGTAAAAGCACTTCTTCTGCTATAAATTCTATAGGATTGGGTGAGTTGTCAGGTCAGGGTTCTTCTGGTAATAACTCTATATATTTAGGTAAAAAGTCGGGCAAGGACAATACTTTAAATGACATGCTTTTTATTGCAGACAATCAACCTTCTTCCCAAGGTACTTTAATAAAGGGCGATTTTAGTGCAAAAAGGTTGGCAGTAGGTAAATCTGACGTAACTCTTGCTGATACATTTTATGTTGGGGTAAATTCTGCGAGCGATAATGGTATTGTTGTTCAAGGTGCCTCTTTGCAATCTTCTGACTTAACTCAGTGGCGAGCTTTTGACGGTTTGTCATTAGCCTCTGTTAGCAATTCAGGTACTATTTTAGCTAATGGTGTAGCGGCTAGTGGTCAAGGTTTGAGATTGGATAGTTCTAC